TTGTTGGTGGCCTGGGTCACAGTGCCGCCAGTGGTCGGGCCAATCAGGGAGCCCGCTGTTGCCTCAAAAATGGATGCCATGGTTAGTTACCTCCGTCAGTCAAGTGCGCTGGTGGTGGTAATCCGCACGATGCCAATGTTGTTGGTCTCGTACACCTTGGTCCAGTTGCCCACAGTTTCCAGTTGTGCCCGGGTGGGATTGGAAACGGAAGTGGAGAACTTAGAACCGATCGGGTGATACACGTAGTGCAGATCGATCGACATGGCATCGCTCTTGGCGAGGATGTCACGGTCGGTCTCGGTTTGGAGGCCGAGTTGCTCACCGGAGCCAATAGCGCCTTGGGTGAACATGTAGCTGGCGTATTCGGTGGAAGCACCGGAACCAGCAGTTTGAACGTCAGCGGACACGATCACGCGCATTCCCATGAAGGTGGGAACAGCAACGTTGCCGAACGCATTAGCCAGTGAACCCTGAGTTGCGCCAGAGTCAGGCTGACCGTTGTTGTCGTAGATCATGTCGAGCGCACGGCGCTCTTTCAGGTCGTAGTAAACCTTGGGGTGGACGCAGATAGCAGCCAGCTTGTCGCCTTGGTCGCCCAGCAGGGACTGACCTTCAACAACCTGACGTGCAGTCAGCTGAGTCGGGGTGTCACCGGTTTCGCCGTCAACGGCCAGACCTGCATAAGCAGCAGAGCTGGTGTCGCCCACAGAACCAAACACACCGGCCAGGCAGGACAGAAGATCCTTCTGACGCTGGTTGGCGATGTAGTCAGCAATCTTGTTGCCGATCGCAGCCATCGGGTCGGAACCAGCAGCCAAAGCGGCCAGGTCACGGGACTCGAAAGCTCGGCCACGATGCAGAACAGCAGCAACCTGCTTGTCTGCTTCGATCTTGCCGGGAGTCAGCGAAGAGCTATCTGTCAGACGCTCAAAATCGCCTGACAGGTTGGCCTTATAAAAAGGCACTTGAACGAAGTCACCACCATCTTCCGATGCATTCAGCTCCGCCATGGGCTGCACCACACCGCTAGCCAGGAAGGCATCACGCTGAGTGGTTTGCTCAATGACGTAAGGCGTAAATACCTCGGGGATGATGATGTCAGAGCGAAGAGTCGCCATGACAAATCCTCAAAAAAGATGTTTACGGTGTGGGCGTAACCCGTGCGGCTCTGCGTAGCTTTGCCTTAGTCAACATATTAACGGTTAGCAGCAGCTTTCAACCTCTCATACATATCCCGGTCCGTCCGATACAGGCGGGACTGCTCAGTGAGGTTGTAGGACTCTTTAGAGAAAGGATTCTTTCCGGGTGGCACATCGCTGCCCATGTTGCGCCCAGCTGGTGCTCCGCTGCCTTGTGGCTTTGGTGCTTTTTGCATATAGCTCGGCAATGACTTTGCCCATTCCCCAATCGGCTTGCGCTCATAGCCATTGACGACAACAACAGTGCCATCAGCCTCGCGCTCGATCTGGTCCGGTTTTAGCAGGTCCGCCTTGAATACGATGCTCGGATCATGCACAACATCGGCCAATGCTGTGTTCGCAGGTGCAATCAGCTCAAGCTCGCGGACTCGTGCTTCAAGCTCAACAATCCGCCTGTCCTTGGCTTCAGAAGCCTCGCGGAACTGCTGCTCAAGAGCCTGACGTGCCTCGGTGTACTTGCCTTCTGATTCAAGTTTGTTCTGCTCAACGTTGCGCTTGAACTCAAGCAACTCTTGAACATCAACACCGTCGGGGACGGTTTTGGCTTCTTTGAGTTTGCCAATCAACTCATAATTCTTTTTCTCCAACGCTTGGATGCTGTTTTTGAGTGCATCCAGCTCGGCATTGTTTGGAGCTGCGGGAGACGTAATCTCCTGATTCTGCTCTTCAGACATGAATAACCCGTAAGGTTAATTGCTGCCTAAGCCTATCAGCTCCATTTAGTTTCGTTTGCCCACCACGCTGGGCTCATCCTGCCTCTTGCAATGTTTTTTGCATGACGAGCCTTAAAAGACTTGCGCTTGTCTTTGTCGGCCTGTGATTCGCCTTTCCGTGGCGGCTTGGTTTTTGCCCCTTGAGCGCCAAAACGAATCATTCTGATCTTTTTGCCTTCTTTGGCTAAGACCACATGGCTGTTCTTTGGATGATCAGGAGTCCGCTTGGGCTTGTTGTAATCGCTGAAGGTCTCGCCCCTGTAAGTGATGCTCATTTCTTTTTCTTACGCCTCTTGTGCTGATACTTGATCTTGGCTGGTCCCTTCTTCTCCCTCTTGAATTTGGCTTTTTCCGACGGCGACATTTCGCCAGTCGTTTTGGGAGTTTTTGAAGACACACGCTTAGAAGGGCGACAAGCGGGGTAGCCATCCCGCTTCTCACCTTTCTGCCTTCCGCATGGCTTGCCAGTTTTTACGTCAACCCACTTTTCAGAGAACCAACGACCCAGGCCGCCCCTAGGCTTTTTTCTTTTTGCGGCCACGGGTGCCTCCTGATTCGGTCTTGTACTTACCGCCCCGCTTCTTGTACTCACGCACAAGCCACGCATTCGCATACGCGCTGGGGTACACGGCAAATTTGCGCTTTGCCGCAGCCTTGACTGTGGCGTAAAGGCTGGGATTCGTGGGGACGTTCCGCTTAGCCATTACTTCTTTTTGCTCCCCTTCTTCTTTTTCTTGGGGGGACGGCCCACTTTTGAGCCGTACGTGCCGGGTCCTTTGGGCATGACGCAACCGCAGTTACAGGCAGCCTAACGGCTACTTTTTCTTCTTACTAGCAGTTTTTTTCTTTTTGCCTCTGCGTACGGCCTTCATGTATCCGGCGCAGCGTTTCATGGCGTTGCTGGTTTTGGACGCCATTTCAACCCCCCTCCTTTTGCGTTTCCTTTTTAGCGGACTTTTTCTTGGCCGTCGCTTTCGGCTTCGCCGCAGCGCCTGACGCCTTGAACTGATACTTAGCTGGAAGAGCCATTGGGGTAACGGCGGTTTAACTGTTCCAAAGTTAGCTCTGTCCCGTCCCTGGCCACAAACTTACGAATTGCCTCATCCGGTCCGAACCGATTCACAAGACGATCCCAAAACTTCAAACGACCTGGGCCAAGAACATCCAACTTCGTGGCCTCGTCTTGTTCATTTAGCCATTCGCCGTAGTCCTGGCGGATGTCACTTTCGCGCCCGGTCTCACCGCGCCAAATGCTCCGCGTCCGTGAACGACAGTTGAAGTGTTGCGGCGGCAATGGCCCTTTACCCCACTCGTAAATCTTGCCGTCCAGTGATCGGCAACGGGCAGACGTGCGTGAATCCAACACCGCCGTGTAGCGATACCGGTTGGTGATCAATGGATTCGCAAGCGCCACAAACCGATCCACCTCCACCGCTATCTGCGTCACCGTGGTGCGAACAATCGCCCGCATCTGATTGTTGGCCCCGGATGTCATCTGCCCGCCGGCCTGAATGATGCGATCAATCGAGCCGCGCTGATCCTTGCGCAAACTGCCGCGCAGACGTAATGAGATCTGCCGGATCGTCTCGCCACTTAACAACCCGTTTCGCACCGTCAAGCCAAATAACTCCGCCTGCCGTGTCGCAATCCGCCGGAACGCTTTATCCACCACTTCGCCATTGGGTAGCCGCACAGCACCGCCGGCTGCCAGCTGACCCACTTGGCGCCCAGCCACACGCTCTTCAAGGTTGTCGCTTAATGCCACAACGCCACGAGCCGTGGGGTCAGACAACACAACAGCAGCAGCAAAGCCCGCCAAGATCGGCACACGCCGCACCGGCTCATCCTCACCCTCAGGAACAACCCTGCCCAGCTCCTGCTCACTAAAGCGAGCCTGAACCACAGCCAGCTCCTGCATCTCATCGATCATCAGCGCGGTGCTAAACGCACCCCACGCCTGCAACTCGATCTTTAGTTCTTGGAGAATCGCTTGGAGCTTTTCAGCCTGATCAGCTCCCGACAAGCCATCAGCAGCAGCCAGCTCATCAATAGCGTCCAGCACCCGATCGTTATATGACTCAATAATCCGGCGGGAAACGCTGTTGCTGTAACGATTGAGTTCAATCGCATTTCGGAACAGTTCGGCTAGTTCATTCATGCCGGTTTCAAGCCCAACTCGTCAGGAGTCTCGACACAAATCAACGAAACATCAGCGCCAGCCTGCAACGCGCATTTGATGATGTCCCGCATTTCTGCCCGCATTGCTTCGTCGTACGAATGAATACAAGTTTCGGTCACTGCAATCACTTGTCCCTTCTCGTACCACGTTGTACGCACAACGGCGTAATTTTCGTTGATCAGGTCGCCCGTTGAGAAAAACAGGAGCTGTTTGTGCTCATCGTCCGACCGCTTCCTGCGTAGCTTGTCGATCCAGCTCATCAGTCGGGCATAGCGTCTTGATCTTCCGGCTCAGCTGATTCCTCCGGCATGGTCTCCCGCGCCTCAGGTTCTGGCTGGTCCATCTCAATCATGCCGCCGTTCTGCGTGCCTTCCAACTCCTCCTCCACGTCGAAGTCGTCGCCCAGCACCTCGCCAGCCTCCAACTGCTCCAACAGCGTGGACTGCGTGATAGTGCCCGCCGTGTAGAGCTGCAGCAGTGCCTGAATCTCATCAGGCTCCAGACGTGCCGCCATGAAGTCACGATTGACAAAGGAGCTGCCGGCCTCAGGAATCTGCAGATAGTCCGCGTGATACTGCAGGCAGTTATCAATTAGGTCCTGCATCTGCTGAGCCACAACCTGCATGGTGCTGTCGCCCTGACTGCGGTCGATCCGTTTGGATGCCGCCGTTTCGGCTGACAGCTTCTGGCCCAAAATCGCGGCCAGACCCAGCTCGTTGATCTGGCTGGCGATTTGATCCAGCCGGCGGAACTGAGCATCGAAGCTCCGACCCTGGGGCTCGATGTACTCCGCCTTCGCATCTTGGGGGAGGGCCATCGCTTCTCCAGGCCCTGCGCTGATCTCCTCCGCAGATTGCGGGAAGCCATAGACCGCGAGCATGGGGACAGCGCTGATGTGCAGCTGATTATCGAGATCCGACTGCACCTGATACGCCTTCAGGTTCAGCTCGGCAATGTCAGCCAGCGGCGGGCGTGATTCGAGGATGCCCGTCCGGTTGGCATAGGCCACCGCAAACGGGATGACATCGAGACTGGTCGTCCCTTCCTCCACCACGCGGTAGTCCCCCTTCTTGTCCTTCTGGTGGATCTCAAATGCGCCAGGGGTCAACACGCGCACCTGCTCCACCAGCTTCTCGCCGTAGTCGCCCTCAGGCTGCACAACCTTCTCGAACAGTCGCAGCTGGGTGAGCTTCTGCTGCCCGTCGATGATTTCGGACCGCCACCCGAGCACATCCGGCGGAGAATAAATGCTCCAGTACGGCCGGCCGTTTTCACCCGCAGCCGGTGCATCCACCAGCACGCCGACATGGCCGTAGCGAATCATTTTGCGGGCGGCTTCATACAGAAACACGTCCAGATTGTTTCCCAGCAGGTCAACATCAAACAGCTGTTCGGTGACCGTATCGCTCACGTCTTGCAGCCGAATTGGCTTGCGCGTCAACATGCCGGCGAGCAATCTTTCCAGCCTTGAGAAGTAAGGCGGCAAGGTTGAACGCATCAGACGGGCGTCGTAGCTCTCGTCTAGTTCTCTTGGTTCTTGCGGTAGGTATTTGCGGTGCTTTTTCCTGATGCCGAATGTTCCCAAACTAATCGCTTCTAGAAGCTCCCAGTGGGGCTCCATGTTCACGTAAGCGTTATTGGGGTCACTAACAATCGCAACGCTTGATGCACGCTGGCGACCACCTGCAAACGATGAATACACGGCCCGCCCTACTTAATAGCCACAGCTTAGTAAAGCCTGATTCCTGTGCCTCGACCAGCGCGGGCATGCAAGATCGAAAACTCTCTGTAAACGAGATAACCCAGCGCGTCGTTCATGTGGTCATAGCCGGCGTCTTTGTCCGGCTCGCCTTGCTCCGTATAGCTCTGCAGCTCCAGGCACTCGATCGTGCGTTTGCAGTGCGCGGCTACCTGCAGCCTGACCTCGCCCTTCCCGTTCTCCAGCAAAGCTTGAACAGAAGCCACCCGATCACGGACGGGAGGATTCGATTTCGGCGACTGATTGCTGAACCCATAGGACTCAAGGATCGCGACATCGGTGCGGCTGGAATTCGTAGATCGTGCCGCTCCTGATGCGTCCGGGTAGGCCAGGATGCGACGGTCGGGAAATCGTCTGCGTATTTCTTGTGCCAGGGCGTCGGTGTCATGGGCGCCGCTGATCTCATCAATCAGCAGTAAAGAGTTGCCCAGACGGACGCCAATAACGGCGCTCATATTCCCGATGTTGAAGTCAATGCCGGCGCGGATGGGTTCGTCGCTTACATCTGGAAGATCTCGACAGATGTGTTTGTTGCGGTCGAACCGGTCGTAGACCTGGCCGGTGGTCAAGTTGGTGAACTCGCCTTGAAGATACGCGGCGAGAAGGCTGGGGTCGTAAGACGCTTCCAGCCGGGAAATGAAGTCTGGGGGCAGATGTGGATTGTCTGCCGAGCGCATCTTAATGAGCCTGCGGTCCTTGCGCTCCTTTGCCTCCTCAGTGCCGAACGTGTTCCACATCCAGCGGAAACCCTCAGGGGTGGATGCTGCGGCGAACTGCCGGACGTTGCCGGCGCGAAGGCGGCCGAGGATCTTGGGAAATGCCTTTGCGGCCACGGCGGGCGGGACCGTGTCCATCTCATCGGCCAGGCAGAAGCTCAGGTTAAGTCCAATGATTCTTGTCCAGGACTCAAGGGACCGGCACAGGATCTTGGTGTCACCTCCGGGTAGGTGCAGGATCACCTCAGGCAGTGGCGAGGCGCGGAAGGTGTAGGGGATCTCATAGCGCTCCAGGAACGCCTCAAAGTCATTGAGCCAGATGTCCCGAACAAGGGGCCCAGTGGGCTCCATCACGCAGCCGGTGTGGCCTTGGTTGGCCAGGGCCAGGGCGCAAGTCTTGGCGGCCAGGGCGTGGGTCTTGCCGCTGCCATAGCCGGCGCACAGCCCGAGGATCTCGGTGTCCTGGTCGTCCACAAAGGCCAGCTGGCCGGGGTGCAGATCGGCGCGGATGCGTTCGAGGATGTCGGCCGCCTCCTGCTGATCAGGTGGGGAGGCGAAGGCTAGAAGCGGCTCCGATTCGGTCAGCCCGTGCAGGAGCGAGACCATCAGAGGTCAAAGCGGAGCAACTTGGCCTGGGTCTCCAGGGCCTTTATGGCAGTTTGCAGATTGTCCTCGCGGCCGGCCTTCTGCTCATATTTGACAAGGCGGGCAATGGCGGCGGCCAACCATTGAGGCCGTTCGATGTCCGAGTCCTGCTGTATTAACTCGCGTGCGCGTTGTATGTAGATGTCTGCCGTTCGATCACTAACGTCCCACTTTTCCGCCGCATGTTGAAGGATCTCAAAGCGGGAATAGGACTTAACAAGAAGCCCATAAACCTCACGAACTCGCGAGGTCATTTCTGCATTGGTGCTCTTCTTTCCCATGCCCGAATGTTACAGGCGACGGCTAGAGGTTAGCCAGCCTGATTCCGTGGGGCGTGCATCTTGCGCCAGTAGTCATTCAACTGATTGATCTTCACATCGACCAGATGATGACTCGACACCGTGCCGACGTATTCACCCACGGAGATGCGAACGGTTCCGTCCTCTTGATTCCGCAGGCGGGCGTTCGGGGGTTGTGGCTCGCTGGTAGGCATCACGGAGTCGGCGCTCATAGCTTTCAAAGGCGCGGAGGTTGTTCAGATGATCCTGTGTTTTGAGGTGTTGGTCCATGGGTCGGTGGTGTGAAGTTTGAACGCCGGGGGATCGATACGGCACCTCTACCGCCCTTGTCTTTCCCGCGCAGCTCAGGCGGGTTTTGTATAACTCTCAGCCCTGAGATGGGGATCACGGGCGTCAGGCTCCCCGGCGTGGGGTTATGTGGAGGGCCTGGAGTCAGTGGTGAGGGTGAGGCCATCTTGCAGGGCTTCACGTTCGAGGGCGTGCCATTGGTCGATGGTTTCGACCCACTCATCCCAGACCAGCTCGCCGGGGCGGTTTAGGAGGCGGTCGAGGAAGGTGCGGCGGCGTGCCTCGCAGAGGTAGGAGGGAGGCTCTTGTGGGAGTTCGTCAGCCCAGAAGGCGGGCTGCTGTTCGTAGAGGTTGAGGGTGTAGGTGTGGAAGTCCATGGGGTGAGGCGCGGTAAATCGAAAGGGAAAGAGCCCCGAAGGGCTCAGGCGAACTGCTGAGCAAACTCGACAAGATCAGAAGACCAGACCTCGTGGAGAGTGCCGTCGTTCATCACGACGTCATGGAGGAACTCACGTTGCTTGCTGTCCTTGATGCTGCGGACGTTGTTGCGGATGAGGATGAAGGCTTCGGTGCGGTTCATTTGAGTTGAGGTGTTGTGGGGTCGTCCCCCGTTGAATGAATTATGGCATGCCATGGGCAGAAGCACAACCCCTGGCCAAAAAAAGAACCCCGAAGGGTTCAGGCTTTGCTGTAAGTGAGGCGGTCGCCGGTTCCCCAGATGGACCAGCGCGAGGGGTGCTGGATGTCGGTGTTTGCAGCGATGAGCCTGTCGGCATTGCGCTTTGCGAGGTGGGCAGCAAAGCCGCCCTCGATGAAACGGTTCACGATGAAGGCGCGGTCAATAAAAGCGCCGGAGTCGAGGACGGCGAAAATGCCGGCGATGACGGTTGCAGATCGTGGGCTGAAGCGGGCCATGGATCAGATGAGGTGAATGTGGAGGTCTCCCCCCGTTGCTCATAGTATGGCATACCATAGGGAAGGGCACAACCCCTGGCCAAAAAAAAAGAGCCCCGGAGGGCTCAGAAGACTTCGCGGATTTCGTCTTCGTCCATGCGTCTGAGGGTTTCCCAGTAGCTGCCGAAAAGGTGGGCCAGCTTGGCATTGTTAGCCTCGATGGCCTTGCCGGTCTCGTAGGTGACCTGGTCGGGCTCGCACTCCAGATAGGAAGCATCGGAGACCAGGGAGCAGATCACGTCGGGGACTTCGGGCTCGGCTCCGTTGTGACCCTTGCCCATGAAGTAGGGGAAGGATTCGGAACCGTGCTCAGTGATCAGGGTGACGGTCCAGGGGTCCATGCCTTGCATGGCCTGGGGGATGTCGGAATCGACGCCGTAGGAGATCTCGACGTCGGAGAGGTAAGCAGCGGTTGAGAGCATTGCTTTGAGGTAAAGAGGTGAACCGGGGACGTCTCCGCCTCCCGATGAACTAAATATAACCCGATGGCATGCCAACGGCCAAGGCCGTGGACAGTATGCCAACCGGTCAGTGCCAGCACTCTTGATATTCGTAGCGCTGGCTGGCCTTGCTGGCCCCCTTGATTTCCAAGATCCGAGAGATGACGGAATCAGGGAACCGAAAGAATCCGCCCGTCGCGCGAGTGCCCCAAGAATAAAAACAGGGGCCCAGCGGATGGATGGCCTTTGCGGTTTCACGGGCGCGGTGACTGTTGAAGCGGACAAGCGTCATGGATCAGTCCCAGTGGTTCACATATTTGGCCACGCCATCGAAGATCCGATAAACGCGGAAGCGGTCAAAAGCGCACTGGCTCCCGTCGCTGTCCTTTTGGATTTTCATCCGAAAGATCGAACGGTCGGGGGCCTGGCGTTGGGTGTCAGGCAAAACAGAGCCTTGACCGTTGCCTAGCTCTGTTTCGGTTTTGCCGATTGGCCGGAGCCAAACGCTGTGCGCTGAAGTGCGAACGACGAGGTGAAAAGAAACATCCGTGAGGTTGTGGCTCTGCTCCTCGTAGACGATTTGGCCGGGCTCGAATGACTGAAGGGTCATTGGTCAAGCCTCGTCGATGATTGAACCGATGGTGCAGACGCTGGACGCTGCAGCAAAGGCGGTGAAACCAGCGAAGAGGGCGGCGGCGTTGTGGTCGCCCTTCTTAACCAGATCAACGGAGGTCATCGCACCGACGACAGCGGCGGCAGCGATGGAGAGGAAGGTGATGGTTTTCATGGTTGAGGTGTTGCGGGTCTCCCCTTAACTCCCTCAATATATGGCATGCCATCACCTCGTGTCAATCAGGTATGCCACCTCTTTCACTGTCTGCCACAAGAGAGCACAAGACAGTACAGACAATCGGCTCTAAGGCGTGCCTGGGCAGTCCGACATGTTGACGGGTGACAGCTTCGACGGCCCGATCAATCGCGCCCTTATCGGTGCGGAACTTCGGGGTGTCGGGTGTCCGCATTAGAACGCGCTCGCGGATCAGTTCCTGTCGGCTCATGCCATGGGCAGCGGCCTCGATGTCCAGGCGCTTGCGCTCTTCAGGGGTGGCGTTGAACTCGATGCGGGAGAGCTTGGTCATCAGAAACGAAGGGTCGGGGGTTCGGTGAAATCGCGGGGGGAGGGTTTGGCTTCGGGTCGTTCCGGTGGGCCAAGTTCGCGCAGCATGTTCCGATGTGGCTTCATGCCTTCGGACAAGGCGGCGCGGATCGTGGGGTCAGGGTGGCGAATGGCCTCGCGCCTGAGGAGTTCAAGGCCGGGACTTGGTCGGTCCAGATGGTCGATGGTCCACCAGCCGTTGTCGATACCGCGTTGCAAAAGTTGCCGGAGTGTCTTGTCATCAAACATCGAACGCCCCCGAGAGAACGCCACCAGTTGACGGGGGCAGCTCCGGCACGTTGGACGGCTGCAGGCTGGGGTGATCGTGGAACTGATCCGACGCGGCCATCCGTGCGGGCAGGTCTTCCTTGAGGCCCCAGTCGAAGGCGGGCCGGCCGTCACGTTGTCGGAAGACGTAGGACAACAGCTGCTGATCGAGTGGCATCTCTTTTGATGGGTTCGGGTCCATGCGGTATTGGCTCACCGCATAGACCCATGCCTCATCCGACACGGCGTCCTTGATCTTCGACGGGGTGGACATGTAGAGAAATGCGATCTCTTCGTCGCTGATCCGTTTGGCGTAGGGGGTGACGTTCGCGGCTGCGCGAAGTCCCAGCTGGTAGGTCTTTAGCTGCATCAGAACTTCGGGAGTGATTTTTCGAGGGCGTCCCAGTCGGTGGCCTGCTGTTGTTGGCGGCCGCCGAGCTGGCGGGGTTCGTAGACGTCAGGCCACCCAGCATTGGCGGCAGCCTCTAGGGCAGATCTGCGAACGGCGGGGGTCCACTCTCTGAGCTTGTTAATCACGCGATGAAACACGCGCTCGGATCGGACGCCCTTTTTTACAGACCAGAACTCACGGAGGAGTTGGTCACAGTCGAGGAGGTCGTTGGGGATGAGGTCATCCCCGAGGGTCTTTTTTTCGTAGAGGTCCTTTTTCTCTTCCCCCTTGGAACCCCCAGAAAGGGTGTTATTAGATATAGGAGACTCTTTAGTTATAGGAGTCTTTAGAGATAAAACCTTCTCCCCTTCAAGGCTCGGTTTTATCAGCGTACCGGGGCTGTCAAGGTTTCCCATCTGTGAGTCGATGAGATCCCGCATGACATCAGAGCGGTTCCTGAATTGCTTGGTCTGGGCGTCTAGCCATGAGACCTGAGCATCTGTGAGACGTAGTGAGACAGAAGGCATTCAACGGGTGGACGTTGTATGACAACAGTGGCACGATGTCGCAACACGTCAACCCCTTGATGCTCGAACCAGTCCCCGGCCTTGAGTTCTTCCCTGGCCCGCACAGATACAGGAAGGACGGTCTATGGGTGCCGCACAGCGTGACGCAGGTTCTCAGCTTCGACATGTCCCCGAGCAAACGCGAGGCGATCGAGCGGACCAAGGGCGGCCCCGACGGGTGGGAGGCCAGGGGCAACGCCTGCCACAAGGCCCTGGACCAATATCTGGGATCTATGAAGCTCCAAAACGGCCACGGGGTGATCTATGACGATTGCTGGGCGGACTGGATCGACCCGCTGCTGGATCACCCCATTTTCAAAGGCGTCGAGGTGCTGGCGACGGAATACGCGGTCTATGACAAACAGAAGAACTGCGCGGGCTCGTTTGACTTTCTGCTCAGGGTCTCCCCTACATCTGGTGAAGACAATCGGGTGATACTTGGCGATCTGAAGAGCGTGTCAAGTAAAAGAGCATTAGCGGCCCGAAAGCCAGCAGACGCGCAGTTGGCTGCCTATCAGTCAATGCTGGCGTCTCTCCACCCATCGCTCTTGGTGACCGACTTGGTGACCGTGGTCTGTGGACCCGGCGAAACCCGCATCCTGAACACAGATGCGGAGAGCGCCTGGACTTATTGGGAGGAAGCCTGGGGCCGGTACTCAGTCACGTTGCCATCCTGGTGATCGATCTATGAAATGCCCAAAGTGCGGAACGTCTTGGATTTGCGTTCTGGAGTCACGGCATACAAGCCAAGAAGCCATCAGCCGCCGCAGGCAGTGCAAGACCTGCGACCACGTCTGGGCCACAGCAGAAGTCAGCGTCCCAGATGATGAATGGTGTTACAAGCCAACGGAGCGCGGCACCGGCAGGCCAAAGGCTGAGTTTGGGGTCAAGGCGCGAATGCTTGAACGCCTGCAGGCCGCATGAACTGGTTTGAGATCTTGAAGAAGGGGGGCGTGCCTGAGCCCCCCGGCTACTTAGAAACGCTGGCAGCACTGAAGAAACGGGGGCCAAGGAAGCCGAAGGCACAGAGAAAAAAGGCAAAGCCGAAACGGAAGGGTTGACATGTATGCCATGGGTGCTCTACCTTTGGCATACCGCTGAGAGGCGGAACACCTCGCCCCACAAAACCATGTCCGATTTCCAAGCCTTCAACGCTTACCTCGATCAAGACGACGCCTATCAATCCACTCTCAAACGCCACCAAGAGATGTGGAAAGAGGCCAAGCAAGCCGAGATTGAAGTCACCCATGCCCTGCGCCGCGTGACCCGCTTGATGATGGCCGTTGACGTTGTGCGTCAGCAGCAGTGGAAACACGAAGACATCAGCGAAGAGCAAGACAAGGCACTCGAAGACCTGACTACTGACAACAGCGAGATTTGGTTTTCCCAGTACGGCCAAGCCGGCGACGACATCGAAGAGGCAGCCGTTGCCGCTTGCGCGATGGTCGTCGAGAAGCGCTCCGAAGCCAAGGTCAAAAAGATTGAGGCACGCGAGCACTGCACATTGCTTGAGTTCGCCCGCGATCAAGCCCGCGAAGCCTTCGACAAGCAAAAGGCGGAAGCTGAGGCAACCGCTGAACAGACCGAATCCACTCCTGAGGCTGTCAAATGACAACCATCGACATCACCGCAACCGTTGACATGAACGAGCGCGAGGCTCGTGAAGCCGTTGACGACATCAAAAAAGGAATCAACACGGTCCGCGCCAGGATCTATGACCTAGACCGGCGCAAGGGCTGGAAGGCGCTTGGCTATCGCAGTTTTGCGGCTTGCTGCATGGAGGAGTTTCCTGAGCTGCATGCTCGGACGATCCAAAAGCAACTGGCTGCCGCGCAGGTCGAAGCAAGCTTGAAGGAGTTACGCCCATCTGGGCGTAACTTTCAGATTGGCGACATGCCTGAAGCTCATCTTCGTCCACTTGTCTCGGTCAAAAACGACGACGAAACTTTGGCAGCCGCTTTTACGAAGGCTCAGGACATTGCCAAAGAAGAAAACCAAGGCAAGCTCACTGAGGCCATCGTCACTCGTGCGGTTGAGCAGGTTCGGCCTGAATACGAATGGACAGAAGACGAGCTGAAGCGCAAGGCCATTGTTGAAGCTGGCGGCACCGTTGTGGCCAACATGCACCAGGACACAGACCGGGCGCTGCTCACATGGGCCAGGAAGACCGATCGCTTCGTTCGCATTGATCGCACCAGCGACTGGGGCAACCCCTTTGAGATGGGGCCTGACGGCGACCGAGACACGGTCTGTGAATCGTATGAGATCTTCTTCCCTAGGAAGTTCAGCCTTCACAACCGTCTGAACGAGCTACGAGGCAAGGTTTTGGGCTGCTGGTGCTACCCGGCCCGCTGCCATGGCATGTACCTAACCGCGATGATTGAACAGCAGAATGTCCAGTTTTAAGGATTGCGTTTGCATCTCACAGGCAAGGATTATCAGCGGGCGCCAAAAGGGAACGCACATCTGCACGATTGCATATCAGCCCGCAGAGCAGAAATTTTTACGTCTATGCGTTCCCTACACAAGAGGCAAATCGCCGGTCTTGAAGCGTTGGTCTGTATTTGATTTTCAAGGGACTAAAGAGGGGCTGCAAAACGACACAAGAGACGAAACCTGGAACGCTGAAACACTGCGCCGCCGAGGCGCCTCCTTAGATGCTGCTGCCAAGAGGTCTATACATGCAAGCATTTTGTCAAATTACAAATATGAGTCAGAGCTGAACAGCGACAGACTCAGTGTTGGCCTGTTGATTCCTGAGAAGAAAACGCTGGATTTTGACATCAAGCACTTTAACCCAAATGTTGAAAAAGATCAAAAGCAGATCGAAAGGTCTGAATACATGGCAGGTCTTGGGATTTGGTTTCCTACCTACAAGGTGATGGTCAGAGGTAAAAGGCGGTGCGAAGGCGAAGTAAAACCATTTGCCAAGCAGCTTCTTGCATGGGACGTCTATGAAGCCCTCAGAAAAAACGAAGTAGACCCGTTTGCACAGATCTATGACTACAACAACCCATATATGATCATCGGCAATCTTGCCACGCAACGACGCGCCTTCATGGTCATCGGCGTTTTAAGCGCACCGCCTGGATATATCGAAAAATACGCAATCCATCAGCAACTGAGCCTTACCCATGGACACCTCTGATCTGCCCCTGTTCTCTAGCTCTACGGTCAGCGACAAGCTGGCCCTGGAGTGGCAAAAATGCAAAGCCAAGCACCCCGGCCTGTTACTGCAGCTGGCCGGCCTTGCCCGTGAATTGAAAACCGCCGGCCATTCTCGCTATTCGATGGATGGCCTTTTTCATATCTTGCGTTGGGAGACAAGGACCAGCACAGGCGACTTGGGCCTCAAGATCAACAACAACTACACCGCGTTCGCGGCGCGTGATCTGATGGATCAGTACCCAGATCTACGAGGCTTCTTCAAGCTGCGCGAACAGAAGCGCCGTGGCAATTTTGGGCAAATGTCCTAACCTGAACGCGCTTCATTCCAAAATTATTCCTGATCTATGAAGGCCATCAACCTCGAATTAGACCAGTCCCGCGCCGAAAAACTGAAAGCACTTTCAGAAGCCACGGCTGGCAACATGACAAACGTCTCAGTCGGCGGCGAGTTTATCGAGTATGAACAGAATAAACTTTCTGCATCTAAGCTCGCTAAAGCGTTGCTGAACTCGGCCATTGACCGCGCCTACTCACAACTGCCTCAGTAGTTTTCAGTTCACAGTTCCCGGCAAACCTGCGCCGCAAGGAAGTAAGCGGCACGTCGGAAAGGGCGTCATGGTTGAGTCATCAAAACGATGCAAGCCATGGCGCCAAGACGTAAGACATTTAGCCATGGAGTTGCTTCCTGAGGGCTGGCATGCCATGATGGGGGAGGCAATCTGGATGGATGCAATCTTTGTATTCAACCGGCCCAAAGCTCACTACAGAACCAACGGCGAACTCAAGCCATCAGCCCCCCAACATTGCACTGGGAGGATTGGTGACTTGTCGAAACTTGTGCGTGCTGTAGAGGATGCTTTGACAGGCGTTGTCTATGACGATGACGCCCAGATAGTTCACCTCACTTCTCAACGACGTTATGTCTCTGGAAATCACGAATCCCCCTGCGCCATCATCACCATCACCGCCATTTCCTAACCTCGGCGATGTCATCACGACAGACGACGTAAGCCAAAAAGGGTCTGGCAGTTACAAGGCTGATTATGTGAACTGGTGCCGCACAATGCACCTGCTTCACGAACATGCCCCAGGCTGGCAGTTCGCCTTAGCTAGCGCTCCTGGCGGCGGTCACGTTTGGAAGGCACCAAACGGCAGCGGTTACGTCGTCGGCTACTTCATCAGCAGCGAAGGCAAGACAACGCCGCATTTCCCGCAGGCCATCATGGACAACCGAAACAACGCGGTTGCTTTTGACAAGATCAGCGCCCGCGATCTGACGGACTCACATCGGCGCTGCCTCTGCACCGCTTCCGCCGCCGCATTCGGCTTGGCATGGCAGTTGTGGGCACGCGAAGAGGTCGAGAACCCGCATCGGGAGGAGGAGCCCAAGCCTGCAAGATCTATGAAAAAGCCTGAGAAGGCAAGATCTATGACGCCTGAGCCGACGCCTGCCGTTCCTGGCGTCAAGGCAAAAGATCAACTGATCAACCCTGAAGACAGAAAGCTGCTGATCGCAAACCTCGAAGACATGGAGCCGGCAAAACTGCAGGCTTTTATGGAAGCGTTTACCGCTGAGTTCCCTCTGCCTCCTAACGGCAGAGTCTCCGAGGCCATCACCTCCGTCAAACATCAAACCTGGATCAACGATTACTTCAAGCGCAATGGCTGATGAAAAGACCAAGCAAGCGGTGGCGGACGACAAGCGCCGCTCTAATCACTTCCAAGTTCGGCTGGACTCTCAGCTAGCCGAACAGCTGCGCCATTACGCAGAACAACGCCATCACGGCGTGATCAACATGGCGCTCAGCACCATCATCTCCAAGTTCTTCAACGGAAAGTAATGCTCAACATGACCGCCCACGGCAACCTCGGCCGTGACCCTGAACTCAAGGAAGTTGGCAGCACTCAAGTTGCCAGCTTCAGCATCGCCGCACGCACCGGCAAAGACGAGACCACCTGGATCGACTGTTCTGTATGGGGCAAGCGTGCCGACACCGTGATGAACTACCTGCACAAGGGCGACCGCATCACTGTCGCTGGCTCAGCCAAAGTGCGGATCTATGAGAAAAAAGACGGCAGCGAGGGCAAGAGCCTGGAGCTGAACGTGTCCGACTTCACATTGCCGCCAAAGCAAGAAGCGGGATCTATGAGCTTCTGAGCTAAAAATCGGGCAGGCCAAATCTATGACGGCCTGCCTGCACAGATCTATGACAAAACCAACCATCAAACAGGTGCAGCAAGACGGCTTGCTGGTTTGGGAAGTCAGCCACGGCGGGACCGTCCGTTACTTCAAGCATGACTGGAAGGCCAGGTGGTTCTACGAATCGTGCGTGAGGTACTACCGCACCAAGATTTTGGGCAAGGGTTCTTAGTCCCAGCAAGCGAGTTTGGCGTCTAGCTCACCGATTCGACCTACGGCCTGGCTCAGCAGCTTTGATTGATGAAAGTTTTGACGCACGAGCGAAGCGCAGATCATTTTTAGTTGCTCTTCGTCGGTGCAGTTCTGGACGTTTCTAACGCTTCGTTCAATCTCAAAGAGTTCCTCGTGAGTGGGCTTGACCTGCATCCAAGTTGCCCAGCCCATCGGATTGTTTCAGTATCTTTCTTTCCGAATGGTAAGCACCGTTTTTATGCATGTCCATGACGTCTCGTGCCCACGGAACAAGCCAATCATTCACCTGTGAACACTGATCCCAGTTGACAGGCTTGGCACACTGCACGACAACAGTGGTCCAGAACGCAGTGAGAAACGCCCAGACCGAATAAAGCTCACTCATTGACGAGAATCACCCATCCCGTCCCAGGGCCTTCCGCCTGCCACCGTTGATAAAAGGCAGCCTGCCTGACGCGAACGTTGCGACCTTTATGAGGGTTTGAGTGGCCCCCCTTTTCCATTTCGGGGTAGCCCCTCGGGTCTTGCATGATCCACTCTGGATCACTGCTGTTCTTGCCTGCGTAGCCGCTGATCACGCTCCAATGACCACAGCCCAAGCCGTTGCACATTGGTGGCTCACCCAAGAGCATATTTCCAGCATGGAGCCAAGCTACGAGGACTGGCCTGCCGTTTTCAATCTCCAGCTCGACCATGTCAGCGGTACCGTCTTTGCGGAACTCAGCCTGCAGCCCAAGACTCTGCAGCGCCGCCAAGTGCGCCTCTACTGAGGTGGTGTCTCCGAACTTGGCGCGGATCTCGTTGTACTCATCATCTGTCGTAACTCTCTTGTAATACGCCGCCACCATGGCGCTGGCCGAGGAGAAGCATTCCCTGTAACCAGTGCCGGTCTTGTTGTCGAGCTGTGTGAAGTAGGGCATATATATTTGCTGGTCATAGCCGCTTTCCTTCCAAGATTGGAACCAGTCTGCGTCTTCCTCCAGTAGGCCCTCTGGCACCGACTCCTCAAGTTCCTTAATTGCAGCCAGCTGGTGGGGCGTACCACGGAAAAATTGGAAGAACGGCAGCAAAGCAAAGGCCATGGCCGTAAGCAACAGGGTCAGTTGGATGATGCCAGTCGCCACCTACTTTTCAACTCTTGTGTCAGGCAACAGCAAGTCCTTGAGATGCTTGACTGCAAGGTCATCCAAATCGTTATCTGTGCGGCTAACGATCTTCTCCAGCATCGCCACGATCAACTCTTTGAACGCCCGTGATTTCCAGGCGGTCATCAAAATCGGCTTGAGGATTAGAAGCATTTGCTTGACCTCGTTACGCTGTAACGGTAGCTCTATCTCGCTATGGCCACCAATCCTGAGGATCAGCACGAAAAGGAAGGCGTCTCAATGGCAGACATCGTCAAGGCTTTGGTCTTGGCTTGGAGCGCTGCCCTGCTGACCGCTTCGTATCTGGGAATCTTCCCTCAGATGAAAATGGACAATACGTTCGTGGCGTCACTACTGACTGGAGCGATGGCTTCGTTTGGGATTGAGAGGAAGAACAATGGAAGTGGAAATAAGAAACCGACTATCGTTGACAACAAAGACACCAAAGCTGGCATCAAATGAACCGCTCACTTTTGGTATTGGGAATCACATTGGCAGCTGCTTTGCCTGCCAAGGCTGATTTAACCCACCGAATCAGTAGTTCAGTGCAACTCGATGTTGGCGCTGCTTCAAGCCGTGCGATTCGGGTTGGAAACAGCTACAGCATTAGCGGAAATGGAGTCGATACGTCAGTCACAGCAGGTGGCAACACCACTGCTGACGCTCTTGGTGGACTTGGTGCAGCCACTAACGGCGTAAACGCAATCACGATTCCAGACGCAACGCAAAAAACCGCCGGCAACTCATTTAGCTTTGCGACTAGCTACACGCAAGGCGATACCGTTCCAACGTCAGCTCCGACTGTTGGCGCTGTTCCCGCTTTTGGTGACGTAACCAGCACAGCTGCTGGCACCAATACGGGCCTTAGTGGATCTGTGACCACAGCTGGAACCATCACAATCAGCCCAGGCGGAGCCAACACAAGTGCAATCGGTCAAGTCATCAGTGAGCTGACCGTTAGATGATCTGGACGGGTCTTTATATCGCGTGGGGCGTCCTTTGCGTTATTGCTCTCGCCGCCCCAGAAGCAAAATCGGTCCCCGTGGTGCCAAATTTCTCTCAAGGAGTCGTTACGTCTCACACAGAGACAAAAACAGTCGTCAAAGAAAGCATCCGGTCTGAGTCCTACCGCACAGGCTTTGAATACTCCGTTAGCGGGACCGGTGTTGAACCATCCGGCGGCGGCGTTAGCCCATCAGCAGGCACCAAGTCACTGAACCTTTCAAGTCGCTCGACTTGGGTGCAAACTACACCCGGCGCTGCGTTCCAATTCGCAGAAACCTACAGCGGCCCTGGATTGATTGAGAAAGTGATGATTGACCGTGAAACGGTAATTGAAAGCGTTACCGACTCCACCAGCACATTCAGCCAATGAGAGCGACAGCATCTGCTCTGCTGCTCAGCTTGATCTATACCGCTCCAGCAGCAGCACAAGTCAGTGCAACTGCATCGCCTGTGTCCAACAGCAGTGGTTCAGTTGTCAACCAGGCTGTGCAAATTACGCCTGGGCAGTACATGAAGTATTCAGTAGGCAGCGGCATTCAATGCGATGGAGCCACGCTAAACATCTCCCCCTTTGTGTCTTCGACGCATTCTTTTGGCAAGCCAAACAATCAGTATTATCAAGAGCCCGTCTACGACAACAGTGACAACTTTGGCCTAATCGACCCAGAAACAGGGCTAAACGGGCCAGACGGAATCCCCGATAACCCTGGCAACATCCTGTACTACAAGCCGATGCGGACAGGCTACCGCCAGAACTTCAGTAATAACTTCGGCATCACTGCAACGTTTTCAGTCCCGCTGGACTGGGGCCCGATCAACCTGTGCAAAGACGCTCAACGCAAACAAGTCGCCCTTTACGAACAAGCCTTAGCCGACAAGCGCCTTAACTACGAGATGGGGCGTCTCAAGGCTTGCGCTGAAGCCAAACGCGAAGGCTACGGCTTTGCCAAGACCTCGCCGTTCTATGCCATCTGTGCTGATGTGGTTCTCAAGCCCAAACCCGTAGAAGACCACACGCACCAGATCATTTACCCAGAGCGCGCCTCAGATCGCGAATGGCTTGATTCCGGTGACGCTGAATCACCCGCCGCTGCTGCAAGGATTCCAGTTTCTCCTTACGGCCAAGCTTCTGATTGATCTTCTTCACCACCTTCTTCGTCAAAGGCTTCGCCAGTTTCTGCAGCACTGACGCGATTGGTTTGGCAAAAATCGCCACAGTTGTGGCGAAAGCAGCTGTCAACGCAATAGATACAGTCGGACCAGCATCAGGCACATAGTTATTAACCACCTGACTAACAGGCACTGGATCCCAGATTTTCACGCACTTGCCATCCTTCAGCTCATAACCCGCAAGAACTTTTGTACCTAATTTGTTAAACGATCCGATTTCTTTCGCACCGAATGGTGGACATGGTGGATCTGGTGGCATCTTTGAGTTGCCGGTAGCCAAGGCCGGTTGCACGTCAAGAGGGGACTGGGCCGGGGCAGCCACCTCCGGCCTTTTTATTGGCGCTTCAGGTGGACTAACCCACGTAAAGTCACGCGGTCTATAGTCCAGTGCTTCAAAGACTGGTGCCGCTCCATCACACAAGGTGACTATCCCTCGCGGATCATCTTCAAACGTTTCGACGCCTCTGCCCTGACTAATCCTGGCGCGAACACAGCCAGGCATATCAATAACTGGAAAGCGTGCTGACGTAACTGGTGGTGCTGCTGGTAAAACAGGTGGTGGTATCGGCTGACCAATAGAGATCATTGGAACGCCGATTGCATTTACCCCGATCTCAGGAATCTCCGGCATGAAGTCAGAACGGTTTACAGCAGGTCAGCTCTGGATTGAACGTAACCGCAGACGTGAAGGGCCGCCTGTTGTTTACACCGTATTGTGCGGCAAATCTGCCAGACCATTTACCGATCCAAAAGCAATTCTCAAGTGGGTCAAATGGCCAAAGGGCACACCAACTGGTGACGCTTTACGCGAATGGCTTGCGTCGTTTGAGCAGAAAGCTGAGGCACCCGCGCCAGAACTTGATATGGCAAAAATCAAAGCTGAAGGCTTCGGGCCTGAAGCTCATGACGACGATCCAACCGCCAACACTAAAATGGTGACTTGATTGGCATTGCTGGGCCAGTCTGCGTCGGAAGTTCTGGCATGACCTCATCAATCTGACCAGGCACCATTTCAGTGATCATCTGGGTCAGCTCAAGCTTCAGCTCACTGACGTAACGCTTAGTCAGTGATGGGATGCGCGTGTAAAGCATCACCGATCCAGCAACCATGCCCGCTGACATCACAAAGGATGCGACGGACATCACGTTGAAAAGCTTTTGCATGATGGCTCCAGGTAAAACAAAAGGCCCCCTTGCGGGAGCCTGATGTCGGTCTGTGTGAGAAACCTGCGCTTGTTATAGCTCAGAATGAATACTTCATGCCCAGCTTTGTGCCAACCGAAAGCTCATCGCCAGTCATGCCGCTAAGTTCCGCATATACGGAAGCATTGGAACTAACAGCGACAGAGCCACCAAGCTTGCCAGCCAGTTCAAACTCTTGGTCTTCACCGTCAGGCATGACGATTGCGGGACCACCTTGGATGTAATAGCTGTAGGCGCCAGAACCGCCTTCAAAGCCAACATCAAGGTTCAGCGTTCCACCGAGCCAATCTTTGCCATAAGCGCCACCGTTGAACTCAGGGTTCACATAGACGTCTGCGAGAGCAGGAGATGCCAGCGCAGCTGCTGAAACGGCGACACCACTCGCAATGAGAGTTTTGATCATTGGAAAGAGGATTAACGTTTTCCTTGTCCACGATACTTCTTTCTGCCGTGTGACACTTTCGAGTGCTGTCCATTACCTTGACGTGTCTTTTTCGGCTTGCTAGGGACAAAATTTTGCCCGCTAAGTGATTTAGCCATTAGATCCCGTCAGTTGTATTTAAGTTCTGGTACTTAAGAGCAAGCCCAGTAAACAAACCATGCTGCGGATGGCTGATTTGGTCGCGGCCATCAAGGAAAAACAGCTCTTCAAGCCATAACGTCCGAGCAGCCATTGCCTGTACGTCTTCCGCTCCAGGCTTAGCGGCGATCATCGGGTCAGGGCGTTTCATCGTTCAGCAGACATAGAAAGAAGCGCCCATCCCGTAACGAGAAAGGCGCCAACAACAACTCCAGCAAGGAAAATCACCAAGGCGTGCCAGTGCCAGTGGTAGGAGTGCGCTTCTCAGTCAGCTGTGCATCCAAAGCAGCATGGATCTCAGCAACCTTGTCCGCTCCACCAAGCGCAGCTTGCACCCAAGACACAGCTTGAGCTTCAGTCACTGCGTCGTAGGCAATCATGTCCTCAGCATCAGGCGCTTCAAGACCGATTGAGCCGTACGCACCAGCGGAATACACACCGTCTTCAGTGACAGCGGAAACCGTGTAG